ACCGATGGTGATGACAATACTGCCGTAGGTTCAGGTGCTTTAGCTAGACAAACAACTGCAAGTGGCAACACAGCATTGGGTTATTTTGCAGGGTTAAATATGACTACAGGTGATAATTCAGTAATTATAGGTGCTTTAGCAGCAGATGCTGCAACAACAGCTGGTGATTTTGTTGCTATTGGACACGGTGCTTTAGGTGCTTGTACAACTGCTCTTTACAATGTAGCAATAGGTAGAAATGCTATGTTATTAACCACTACTGGTGGTGGAAATGTAGCCATGGGTCGTAGAGCTTTAGGAACAAACACTACAGGTGGCGATAATGTAGCTATTGGTAGGGATGCTTTATTCGCAAATACTACAGGAGCTCCTAATACAGCAGTAGGTGCTTACGCTCTTGACAGTAATACTACAGCAGCAAACAATACAGCAATTGGTTATCTATCCATGGCAGCAAACACAACGGGTGCACAAAACGTAGCAGTTGGTGGTGGGTCTATGCAAACAAACACCACAGGTTTTAATAATACTTGTCTTGGCTGGGAATCACTGAAAGTCCACACAACTGGTTCTTTAAATACAGCAGTTGGTCAACAGTCTATGTTAGCAACCACCACAGGTACTAATAATGTTGCAGTTGGTCATAATAGTGCAGCATCAAATACTACAGGTACTCACAACGTAGCTATAGGTGATAACTCTTTAGCAACAGCAACTACTGTAAGTGAAAATACAGCAGTTGGTAGGGATGCTTTACAAAATACAACTGGTGCTGGTAATACGGCTGTAGGAAGCAGTGCTGGAGCTAATGTTCAAGCTGGTGCCAATAATACTTGTGTAGGACAAGGTTCAGGTAATAATGCATCTCCAAGTGGTAATATAGGTTCTGGTAATAATATAGTTGTTTTAGGTAATAATAGTATAGCCACAGCTAAAATTAAAGTTGACTGGACAGTTACTTCTGATAAAAGAGATAAAGCAGATGTAGAACCATTAACTATGGGTTTAAATTTTGTTAATAAATTAGAACCTGTAACTTACAAATGGGATATGCGTTCTGACTATAGTGATGATTTAAGCGTGACTCCAGACGGAACACATAAAAAAGATAAACTATGTGGTGGGTTATTGGCTCAAGATGTAGAAATATTAGAAAGAGAATACGGTTATAAAGTAGAAGATAAGACTTCTATCATTACTGAAAAAAATGAAAGTGATGGTGGCTACGGTCTTACATATTCTAAATTTATACCTGTATTAATAAACGCAGTCCAAGAACTGTCTACTCAAGTAGGCGAATTACAACAAGAGCTAAAAGCTCAAAAAGGAGAATAGAATGGCACAAACAGTAACAGAATGTTTATCAGCAGGAACAGATAGCGTAACGCTTATCAATAGTATTAATACAGACGCTTCAGCAGTAACACAGTGTGACGGTATGACACAAGCAGAAATTAATGAAATGGTACAAAGAAATGTAGACCATTTATCTGCAATACTTTTATACACTACTCCAGACGTAGCAGGAGCAGCAGGTAGTAAAAAAACTACACACGTTGCAGCAGTTACTACTGGAACAAATTACATCGCAGCTAACTAATTAATATGGAAAATTCAAAAGAAAGAATAGAATTAAATGCTGAACAAGAATATTGTCAAACACAAATAAATGATTTAATGAAAAAACAAGCAACTCTTAATTTTCAATTAGATCAAGTAAAAGCTAGTTTGTCAGTATTTAATAGTTTGTTAGTAGAGTCTACTAAAAAAGTAGCAAATGAAGTTTTAAAAAAAGAAGAATCCAAAACATCCGAAGGGGGTAAATAATGGATATATTAGTAAATATGGTAACTTGGGTTACATTAATAGTAACTGTTTCAAGCTTAATAGCAGCAACAACATCAACACCAAAAGACGATATTTGGATTGGTAAAATATATAAATTTATAGATATGTTAGCTATAAATATTGGTAAGGCTAAAGAGAAGTAATATGTTATTTTGGAAAAAATTTATTAATTTTATAACACCTCCATCTAAAGAAGTAGAGAAAGTAACTAAAACAAAAGTTACTTCAACAAGTGGACCAATGGCTAATGTTCTTTCTAAAAAAAAGTCAAAGAAAAAAGCAATTAAGCCAACTAGAATTACTACAGATAATATAGGTGAATAATGGCTACTGTTAAAGATGCTTTAAGTGCAATAGAATCTCACGAAAGAGAATGTAAGGCATTATACAAAAGTATTGATAAAAGATTAGAAGATGGCTCAAAGCGTTTTGATAAACTCGAAATGATGCTTTGGGCTGTTTATCCTTTTATTGTTGCCAGTGTTGTAGTAACTAAATTTTTAGGATGAGCAGACAAAAGAAGTCTACTGTAAATTCTGCAGGAAACTATACAAAACCAGGTATGCGTAAAAGTATATTTAATAGAATCAAAGCTGGAAGCAAAGGTGGTAATGCTGGTCAATGGTCAGCTCGTAAAGCACAGATGGTAGCTAAGGCATACAAAAAAGCAGGAGGCGGTTATAAATGAAAGGCGTTAAACATTATAAAAGAGATGGTACTGAACACAAAGGTAGTTCTCACAAGATGGCAAATGGTACTTTACATACAAACAAGTCACACACTAAAACAAGTGTAAAGTTATTTCATTTTAAAGATTTATCAATTAAAGCTAAAGTTAAAGCTAAAAAATAATGCCTTTAAAAAAGTCACAAAGGTCTTTAAAAAATTGGACAGATCAAGAGTGGACCACTAAATCAGGAAAAAAATCTTCTAAAACAGGAGAAAGATACCTGCCTAAAAAAGCTATTAAAGCTATGTCTAGTTCTGAGTATGCTTCTACTACTAGAAAAAAAAGAGCCGATACTAAAAAAGGTAAACAACATTCTAAGCAACCTAAGAAAATTGCTAGAAAAACAAGAGGTTACAGATAATGTATGAATATAGTTGTAAGGTTGATAGAGTCGTTGATGGTGATACTATTGATGTTGTGTTGGACCTTGGGTTTGATATTCTTTATCGTTGCAGGGTACGTCTTTATGGTATTGATACACCTGAAAGTAGAACTAGAAACAAAGATGAAAAAGTTAGAGGTAAATTAGCTGGTTCTTTTTTACAAGATGCTGTAGATAAAGGAAATAAAGTTATTATTGAAACTAAACTAAAAGATTCTAAAGGTAAATTTGGCAGAGTTTTAGGAAATGTTATTGTTGATGGAAAAAATATAAATCAATTAATGATAGATAACTATTTAGCTGTTGCATATTTTGGTCAAAGTAAAGATGACATAGAAGAAGAACATTTAGTTAATAGAAAAAAATTAATAGAACTAGGAAAGTTTGAACCTATAACATAATGGATGCTGTAGTCACTTTAATTAATGAAGTTGGCTTTCCAATAGCAGCAGCTATAGGACTAGGTTTGTTTATTTGGAAATTAATAAATAAAATTATAGATGGAATGGAAACTAAAGTAGATGTTCTTGATGAAAAAGTAAGTGCACAAATAGCTCAGATAGAAGAAAGGCTAGGTCAAAAATTAGACTCACAACATGGTATTTTAATAGCTTTAATAGACAGAGTAAGGTCTGTAGATAATGAAATTATTAGACAAGACACTCTTTTAAAAACTATATTAGGAGTACCACAACTTATGAATACTGACAGAATAGCAAAGGCGGATAGAGATGACCAAAGAAAAGACTGATAAGGATAAGGAAGAAGCAGCAAAGGTAAGAATATTTGCTTTTTTAGTTTTTGCTTTTGGCATTATGTTTTCTTTTATATTAGCTCTAAATGTACAAGCAGATCAAATTACACACAAGTTTAAATCTCCTAGCTTTAATGGAGTAGGAACTAGTTCACACTATCTCACTATAGAAAATCAAGAGTTTTCAAGAAAGCTAACTATAAAAGAAGAGATTAAAGCCTTACAAGACGAGATAGAAAGAGAAAAAGAAAACAGTACACTTGCCAGATTTTTAAGAAACCTAGAATCCAGAGTGTATGCAGAGCTATCAAGACAGCTAGTAAACAACCTTTTTGGAGAAATTCCTTCTGAATCGGGAACAATAACTTTAGAAGGAAATACCATAGTTTATTCAAGTGATGGTATTACATTAACCTTAACTATTACGGAAGCAGATGGAACAGTTACCTCAATTACGATACCTATCGGTACTTTTACTTTTTAGTTGTTCAATAGTCGATCAGTTTGATGACACATATGAACAAAGATTAAAAGAAGATATTGTTAAAGTATCTGAATTACAATCAAAAGAATTATTTAATGTTATAAGACCTACTGTTAGACCTGTAGTAGCAATTTATCCTTTATCATTTACAGATCAAACAGGACAAAGAAAAAGTAACTCAGAGTTTGCTTTGTTTAGTACAGCCATAACTCAACAACCTAGTTCATTATTAATAAGAGCTTTAAAACATGCAGGAAATGGTCAATTCTTTAGAGTAGTAGAAAGAGTAGGTTTAGATAATTTAGTAAAAGAAAGACAATTAATTAGATCAGCAAGAGAAGCATTTGCTAGTGATGAAGAAAAAAAGAAAAAATTATCACCTCTTTTGTTTGCTGGTGTTTTAATCGAAGGTGCTGTAATTTCTTATGAAAGCAATCTTGCTACAGGGGGTATAGGAGCTAGATACTTAGGTATTGGTTCTAGTATTCAATATAGAGAAGATAGCGTAGCAGTAACCTTACGCATGGTGTCAGTAGCCACAGGTGAAATACTGATAGAAGTAATGACTGAAAAAACTATATTTAGTTATGGTAAATCAGAAGATATATTTAGATTTATAGAAATGGGAACACAGCTTGTAGAAATTGAGTTAGGTAATTCTCGTAATGAATCAACAACACTAGCACTCATGAAAGCTATTGAAAGTGCTGTATTAGAATTAATAAATGTCGGATACGACAGGAGTTTTTGGAAACATGAACAAATTAAAATTAAAGAGTCTGATTGTATTGATGATGACTGTATCACTTCAATCGGCTGATAACGAAATATATGTAGATCAGTCAGGTACTGGTGCAAATATAGATTTAGAACAACTTGGTATATCAAACATAATAGGTGGACTTAGCTCTTCAGCAGGAAGTCTTACAGCTTTTGATCTAGATGGAACAGGTATGACACTTGACATTAATATGATTGGTGCAACTAATAAATTCCTTGGTGATATATGGGCAGATAGTTTTACTGGTATTTATAACTTCACAGGCTCTACTAATACATTCACAATCCAAGTAGACCCAACTAACACTTACGGAGCTGATAGCTCCAATCAAAATGTTGCTGTTACAGGTGCTGGAAATACCTTTACATTAAACCAAGGCACATCAGCTTTAGCTGCTACTTTGGACTTAGATTGGATTATTCAAGGCTCTAATAACACTGTTGTTGCAAATATAAATATTGACGGAGCTACGAATTACATGGATATAGATGGTAGTGATAATACAGTTACTTATACAGGTACAGGTGTTAGTGCTTCAGCAGGAGGATATTTTTACTTAGACCACACAGGAGGACAAAGAAATTTTACAATCAAACAGCTCTCAACTCAGGACAATGACTGGCTTAAAATTATTAGTGTTGGTGGCAATGCTTCTTCCACAGTTTGTGTTATCCAAAACGATCAAGGAACCTCACTCGGCTGTTAGTATTGGCGATGTTTCTGAATTAAATGGTTCAGCACAAATAGTAAGAGATAAACCAGTAGATGCTACATTAGATTTTTCTATACAAAACAATGATGAAGCTATTACTTCTAACGGAAGAATGTCTATAACCTTTTTAGACGATAGTAAAGTAAGCTTGACAGAACACTCCCAATTGATAATTGACGAGTATATATTTGATCCTGATCCTAGCAAATCTAAAATGGCTCTTACCTTTGGACTTGGAACAGCTAGATTTATTACAGGCAATTTAAATCGTATAGACAAACAAAATATTTCTTTAAAGACTCCTACGGCTAATATAGCGATAAGAGGTACAGACTTTACAGTTACAGTAGATGAATTAGGTCGTAGTTTAATAATACTTCTTCCTGATGCTTTAGGCTTATCTAGTGGAGAAATTTTGGTAACTACTGGTATGGGTACAGTTACATTAAACAAACCCTATCAAGCTACTACAATATCTGTATTTGAATCTAAGCCTAGTAGCCCAGCAATACTAGACCTTACTTTGGATATGATTGATAACATGTTGATTGTTACTCCACCTCAAGAAGAGGCTGTAATAGAACAACAAATTGTTACTAAAGAAAAAAATATATTAGATTTCAATGATCTAGATATAGATTATCTTGCCGAAGATTACTTAGCTACAGATGATTTAGAGTTTACAGAATTAGATATAAACTATCTTGATGTTAATTTTCTTGAAGATTTACTTAATGTATTAGATGCCTTGGCTATATCTAAAGATGAAGATGCTTTAGCTCAAGCTACAAGTACACAGATAACAGGTACCTTATTAGGTAAAGACCCAGACACACAGATAACAGCTTTAATAACAGGTAATGTTATAAGTTTACGAAGGCAAGTAAATGAAAGCGTTAGATTAGATTTAAATGGAAGTAATGCTTACACAGTAATTTTGATACAAGACGGAGTATCTAATATAATTAAAGTTAATGGAGGAAGTAATAGCACTATTACTATTACTCAAAGCGATTAATGAAAAAACTAATATTCATAATACTTATAATACTAGTGTTGCCTTTGTTATATCAGTCAACAGCAACAGAAATATTAAAGTTAAAAACATTTGATACTTTTGTTAAAAAATATGAACCATCAAATAATTTTGTAATTTTAAACATTACAGAACAAGATGTAGAAAATGAAGGAGGATATCCTTTTCCTAGAAGAACATTAGCTCAGATACAAGTTGATTTAATAAATGAAGGAGCTATAGGTGTAGGTTGGGTTATGTCATTTCCCCAAGCAGATAGAATGGGAGGTGATGAAGTCTTTGCAAAAACATTGCAATACATACCATCTGTCATAGCAATGTTTGAAGATGGTAAAGGTAACTATCCTAAATCTACAGGTACAGTTGTTAAAGGTAAAGATATTGGTGGTATAGTATCTGAGGGAGTCAAGGAAAACCTGAACACTCTAGCAGATAATACATTACAGGGATTAGCCATTGCTCCCACCGAAGTTGACCAACTTGTTAGACGTATTCCATTATTAGTAAGAACACCAAGTAACAATTGGATTCCTTCTTTTGGCACACAAATATATAAAGCACTCTTTGATGTTAAAACTTACATTATCACTACAAATGATAATGGTATACAAGAAATATCAATTAGAGGAATACCACCTATCAAGACAGATAGTTTAGGTCGTAAGTGGATTAGTTGGGTTAACACACCACAAACTAATTTAGAAGAAATGGATGTAGCTAATAAGTTTGTATTTATAGGAGTTACTGCTAACGGAGTTATGCCACAAATTGCAACTCCAGTTGGTTTGTTAGAACCTCATAAAATACAAGCAGCACTTGCAGAATCTTTATTAATACAAGACTCTCCAACAATACCAGATTGGAGTTTAGCTGCAGAATTAGTTATTTTTACTGTTTTTGTAACGCTGACATGGCTTGTATTGCATTGGTTTGGTATGACCCTTGGTATAAGCATAGCTGTTTTTTTAATGCTTTCTACGGCTTTAGGTGGATATTACTTTATTCAGAAAGGTATCTTAATAGATGTAACATGGACTTTGATATCACAATTTATAACAGGATCAATAGCTTTCTATTTAAGATTTAGAGAACAATACAAACTTAGACAACAAATTAAAAAACAGTTTGGTAAATATCTTGATCCTAGAATGGTTAAGAAACTACAGGACAATCCAGAACTTTGTAAAGTAAATGGTAATAGAGTTGACTGTAGTATTATATTTACAGACCTTAGAGGATTTACTAGCTTGTCTGAATCAGTAGAACCTGAAATGGTTACATACATTATGAACAATGTATTAGATGTTCAAGTTAAAGCAGTTAATAAATATTTTGGATGTACTGATAAATTTATTGGTGATGCTGGCATGTTTCATTGGAATACAATTATTCCTCAAAAAGATCACCACAACTTAGCTTTACAAGCAGTTAAAGAAATAGAAAAGAATATAGACCAGTTAAATATTAAATTTAAATCAGAAGGCATACCTGAGATAGCTATAGGTATAGGGGTTAATAGCGGTATATGTATTGCTGGTAACTTTGGAGCTACTGATAGATTTGCATTTTCACTTATAGGTGATCCATGCAATGTTGCGGCAAGACTAGAATCAAGTACAAAGGTTGCAGGAGTAGGAGTATTAATAGGTGAAGAAACTGCCAAAAATTCTAAATTTAAGTTAAAATTATTAGAACCAATAGAAGTTAAGGGTAAATCTAAACCATTGCAAGTATATACATGGGAAACGGAAATATTATGAAGTTAAATTTATTAAAAAATATAGTTGGTGCTGTAGCTCCTACATTAGGTACTGCTCTTGGTGGTCCAATGGCAGGCATGGCTACTAAAATGATTGCTGATGTATTAGGTGTACCTAATAATTCGAAATCAATAGAGAAAGGTTTATCAGAAGCTACCCCTGAACAAATGCTAGAACTTAAAAAATCTGAACAAACTTTTGAGTTACAAATGAAAGAACTAGAAGTAGATGTATTCGCTATGGAAACAGCCGATATACAAGACGCTAGAGGTAAATTTAGTAAAGATTGGACAGCTAGAATAATGGGTATAGTAATCGTAGGTGGGTTTATGGGCTATATATTTTTAGTAACTCTACAACCACCAGAACAAAATTCAGAAGCTCTTATTAACTTAGTCCTTGGTTACTTAGGAGGTTTAGCTAGTGCTGTAATCTCTTTTTACTTTGGAGCTTCGCACAAACAGGATTAAATATGAAAATATCACAAGAAGGAATATCGTTAATTAAGAAATTTGAAGGCTGCGAATATAACGCATACAAATGTGCAGCAGATGTTTTAACAATAGGTTATGGGCATACTAAGGATGTTAAAGAAGGAGACTTAGTAACTCAACAAGAAGCAGAAAATTTATTAACAAAAGATTTAGAAGAGTTTGAAGAATCTGTTATGGATGCTGTAGAAATGCCAATGAGCCAACATCAATTTGATGCTTTGGTGTCTTGGACGTTTAACCTAGGACCATCTAATTTAAAAGCATCTACTATGCTTAAAGTTTTAAACAAAGGTAACTATGAAGATGTACCTGCACAAATTAAGCGTTGGAATAAAGCAGGCGGAAAAGTTCTTGAAGGTTTAATTAGAAGAAGAGAAGCTGAAGCTTTATTGTTTGAAGGCAAGGAATGGCACGAGGTTTAATACATGACATTAAGAAAATATGTATTTAAACCAGGAATAAACAAAGAAGGTACTAATTATAGTAACGAAGGTGGCTGGTTTGATGCTGACAAAGTTAGATTTAGAAAAGGCAGACCTGAAAGAATAGGTGGCTGGGAAAAGTTAAGCACACAAAGTTTTATAGG